CCGGTCAAGCTGCGCTGTTGGCGCCATCGGTCGGGGCCTGCTGGTCGGTGGTGCCCGGGGCTGGCTGCTGCAGCTGCCCGACGTCCCCTGACACGGTGAACCCCATCGCGGACGCGGCGGCGTCGGCCTTGCGCTTCTCCTCGGCGGCGGCCATGCGGCGCCAGCGCTCGAGGTCGGTGTCGGTCATGCCGGGGATCTGCTCCCACGTCGCTTCCTTCGGCACGCCGAGCAGGCTCACGGCCTTGCCCCACGCGTCGACAGCGGCGGCGAGCGACTGCGCCCCCGTGTCGCGCCATGCGACCTGGGCGGTGCTGTCCTCCCACCCGGCGGTGTCGTCCCGGTACCACGCGTCGAGGCGGAACGCCCGTTCCCACGATTCGCCGAGCTGGTTGCGGTAGTCCGAGACGTGGCGCTGATGCTGCATCTCGGACGCGGCCAGGGCCTCGGCGCTGGGGAAGTTGATCGACTGGGCGAGCAGGCTCCCGGGCGGGGTCTGGCTCTTGACGCTGATGTGCCGCAGGGTCGCCTCGCGGGCCTCGAGCCACGGCTTGACGTCGGTCTGGGCGAATTCGCCGAACGTCGTCTCGCTGTCCTCGCTGATCCACAGCCGGCCGCTCGCGGTGCGTACGGGTCTGCTTACCCCGAGTGACGTGACGAGAGGATCCCTGCCCATGGCTGACGTCAACCTGACGGGCATGGGTATCGAGTCGCCCCACCTCCACGACGGCGATGTCGTGCTCGACGTGATCGTGCTCATGCACGTGTCGGGGCCCACCGACGAGGACAGTCGGGTGGTCATGGCGACCACGCCGGGGATGTCGTGGCTGGTCCGTCGCGGGATGCTCGAGGCGGCCCGGGACTGCGAGCGTGTCACAGAGACGGACGACGAGTAGGCCCGAGCTCCACCACCTTGAACGGCGCCCGTGTGGCGCACCTTGATCGGCGCCCGGTGGGCGTGACCCCTTGATCGGCCCACGGGTGGGCGCTGCACGTCCTGACCCGCCGGGCATTCCCCGCACAGGAGGCAGCGCATGGCCGGCATGGGCCCCCCGCCGAGCGAGAACAAGGTGCGGCGCAACGCGGACACGTTCGCCTCGGATCGGACGACGGTCACCCCGGATGGGCGTACCCGTGGCCCGGCGCTCAAGGACGAGTGGCACCCTGAGGGTGGCCCGTGGCACGCGATGACGCGGGACTGGTGGAACACGTGGCGCCGCTCGGCGCAGGCCCAGGTGTGGACCCCGACGGACTGGCAGCGGCTCAAGATGATCCTGCAGCTGGTCGAGCAGTACCACCGGGCCCCGGATCCGAAGCTCATGACGGAGATCCGGCAGAACGAGACGCTGCTCGGGGCGACGCCGATGGATCGTCTGCGGGCTCGCCTGCAGGTCACCCCGCCTGAGCCGAAGGCGAGGCGTGCTGCCGGGCCCGCGCCGGCCGCTGGCGCTGCCCCTGTGGTCGCCCTCGATGACCGCCGGGCGCGCATCGCGAACGGCTGACGATGCCGCGGGAGCTCGTGCGAGCGCCCGGGCACGACCGGAACCGATCGCTGGGCTGGTTGGCCGTCGCCTGGATCGAGCATCTGACGATCCACGGCCCGGGCGATGTGCAGGGCGACCGGGTCCTGCTCGATGACGAGTTCGCCGGGTTCGTGGTCGACTGCTACGCCCTCGATGGCACTGGCCGCCGCCTCTACGATGACGCGTTCATCAGCCGGGCCAAGGGCCGAGCCAAGAGCGAGTTGGGCGGCCTGATCGGCCTGTTCGAGGCGTTCGGGCCGTGCAGGTTCGCCGGGTGGGCGCGTGGCGGTGAGCAGTACCGCTGGCGGGACTTCACGTACACCTACGCCCCCGGTGAGCCGATGGGCCAGCTGGTGACGTACCCGTTCCTGCGGATCATGGCGACAGAGGAGTCGCAGGCGGGCAACGTCTACGACAACATCCACTTCAACCTCGAGCACGGCCCCCTGGGCGAGGGCCTGCCGTCCGACGCTGTCGGGCTCACTCGCGTTTTCATCCCCGGTGGTGGGGAAATCGTCCCGTCCACGGCGTCGAGCGCGTCCAAGGATGGCGGCAAGGAAACGTGGGTCTGCTTCGACGAGCCTCACCTGTACGTCAAGCCTGAGCACCGCCGGATGTACGCCACGGTCCAGCGGAACAAGGCCAAGCGCAAGGCTGCGCAGCCGTGGAGCCTGGGCGCCTCGACGATGTACCAGCCCGGGCAGGACAGCGTCGGCGAGCGGGTCCACCGCCGGGCCCGGGCGATCCTGGCCGGCAAGACGCGCGAGTCCCGCTTGCTGTTCGACCACGTGCAGGCCCCCGACGGCGTCGACCTGACCGACCGGGCAGCGATCATCACCGCGCTGCGCGAGGTGTACGGCCCGTTCGCTGACGTGATGGACCTCGACGGCATCGTCGAACGGGAGTTCTGGAACATCGAGCGGGACGTGCAGGACACCCGCCGCTACTACTTCAACATGCCGGCCGAGCCGCGTGACGCGTGGGTGACCCGCGCGGAGCTGGCGCCGAACGCCGGCGAGCACCCGCCGTTCGCCAAGGGCGAGGCCGTGGCCCTGTTCTTCGACGGGTCGGAGACGGATGACTCCACGGTCCTGACGGCGTGCCGCATGTCCGATGGGGTGACCCGGGTCCTACGGGCGTGGGAGCGCCCCGAGGACGTCAAGCTGGGCGACTGGGCGGTCGACAAGGCCGACGTCGACCTCGAGGTGCGCCGGACGCACGAGCTGTTCGACGTGGTCGCGTTCTTCGCCGACGTCTACGGGTTCGAGTCCTACGTCGACGCGTGGGCGGCCGAGCTGGGCCGCCGGTACGTGATCGACGCCACCGTCGGGCGTCAGCGGCACGCGGTCGCATGGGACATGCGCGGGCGGACCAAGGACTTCACCGAGGCCGTCGAGCGCCTGCTCGTCGACATCCGCAAGGGCGACGCCCCCTACGACGAGGGCGACACCGTGCTCGTGGCGCACGCGCTGCACGCTCGCCGCGCCCCGAACAAGTACGGCGTCAGCATCCAGAAGGCGGGCCGGGACCACCCGGACAAGATCGACGCCGCCGTCACCTGGGCTGGGGTGCGGATGGTGCGCCGCCTGGTCCTCGCTTCCCCGAAGTGGGAGAAGCGCCGCAAACGTACCGGCCGGGTGGTCGGGTTCTGAGTCAACCGATGGGAGGCGGCCGGCGTGCTGACGAACGCGCAAGCCCTGACCGTCGCGAACGACATCCTGAGCGTGAGCGCGCAGGAGCGGTCCCGCCTGGCCACGGTCGACGCCTACGTCGACGGGTCCTACCCCCTGTCGCACTACATCCCGTCGAGCCCCTCGAGCGTGGCCGCCGCGCGGGAGTACGCCGCCCTGGTGGAGCGGTCGAAGGTGCCCGTGTTGAGCCTCGTCGTCGACGCGATCGTGCAGAACCTGTTTGTGGACGGGTACCGCCGTCGCGGCGCCAAGGACAACGCCGCCGGGTGGGAGTCGTGGCAGCGCAACGGCATGGACGCCCGGCAGTCGCGGATCCACCGCGGCGTTGTTGGCCACGGCGGCGCGAATCTCGTGATCCGCGCCGGCGCACTGGGCCCCGTGTGGCGGACCGTGTCCGCGCGGCGCATGACGACCATCTGGGAGGACCGCGAGCTCGACGAGTTCCCGGCCTACGCCCTCGAGCAGCGCATCGTGTCCACGGCGAAGGGTCGGGTCCGTCGGCTGTTCCTGCTCGACAACGAGTGCGAATACCCGCTGACGACCCCCGTCCTCGACGGCGCCGTCATGGACACCGGCGAGCTCGTCGCAGGGGAGCCTGTCCCCCATGGCGCCCCTCATTGCCCCGTCGTGGGGTTCTTCGGCCTGGCCGGTGGGGATGACGCGTACCTGGGTGAGGTGTGGCCCCTGATCCCGCTGCAGGATCAGGTCGACGCGTACACGTACATGATCGAGATGGCGTCGCAGTTCGCGGTCCACCGCCAGCGGTGGGCGACGGGCATGGCGATCCCCGAGGACGACGCCGGCAACCCGGTGGAGCCGTTCCGCGCCGCGATTGATCGGCTGTGGATCAGCGAGGACAGCGAAACCACGTTCGGCGAGTTCGCCCAGACCGACGTCAAGCCGTGGCTCGAGGCCCGCGAGGCGACCCTGCGTCACATCAGCGTCAAGAGCCAGACCCCGCCCGGGAGCCTGCTGGCCCAGAGCATCAACTTCCCCAGCGCCGAGGCCCTGGCCGCGTCCGAGATGCAGCACCAGCGGCACGTGTCGGACTACCGCACCCAGCTCGGCGAGTCGTGGGAACGGGCGTTCCGCCTCGACGCGTGGTACCGGGACGACACCGCCGGGTGGGAGGACACCGCCGCCCAGGTCGCATGGCGCGACACCGGGGCGCAGTCGTTGGCCGCCGCCGTCGACGCGTGGGGCAAGGCCGTGAGCCTGCTCAAGGTCCCGTATGAAGCGACGTGGGAGAAGATCCCCGGCATGACCGACACCGACCTCGAGCGTTGGCGCCTGATGGCCGCCGCCGAGGAGCGGCGCAAGGCTGACGCCGCCGCGTCCGCGATGGGGTTCACCGTGTCAGGAGACGTCGGGCAGCTGCAGCAGGCGCAGCAGCAGCCAGCCCCGGGCGCCGCCGACGAGCAGGCCCCGACTGATGGCACCAACAGCGAAGCTTGACCGC